TTGCTGGTGACCGAGCTGGTGACCGAGCATGAGACTGCCTACTATCACGACAGCCTTCCACTTTGCTGCAGCTTGGATGGCACTGCAGTAGGACGTGGCCAGGTGGTGGTCAGCGATCCAGCCAATGGCATTTGGGTTATTGGCCAGGACTCCATCACCTTGGATGGCATGGGTGTCATTGAGGCCAAAGTTACTTCTGTAGATCCAGAAGATGCGCCAGCTTTGTACCGTGGTCCCATCCAGCTGCAGGCTCAGATGGACATTGTCAAAGCCACATGGGGTTGCATTGCTGTGCTGTACAAAGCCAGTGAACTGCGCCTATTTTTATTTGCCATGCACCAGCCAACGCTTGACCGCATTGCTGCAGCCACTATAGATTTCCAGTCCCGCCTGGATAACTGGAAAGAGACTGGATCTGTGGATTACTACCCGCCAGCTGATGGTGAGCGCTGGGTAGAAACCCGTGGATTATTCCCCTTAAGTGAAGAGGTTATTACTTTAGGTGAAGTTGAAAAAAATTTAGCCGAGAGTATTGTCCAGGACAAGCGTCAAATTAAGTTACTTGAGCAAGCAGTCACAGACCATGAGACTACTCTCAAAGAATTGCTTGGTACATCCACTCAAGCAACAGCAGGAAACTACTCCATTACTTGGCCAGTACGTTCCTACAAAGCGCAACCAGAGAAAACAAGTCCAGCAAAGGAGGCTTATTCGATTCGCCAGTCCACATTAATTATTAAGGAGACAAGAACATGACTACAACTTCCAATGAAGTCCAAAAAGCACACGCCAAAGCAACAGTAGCAATACTTGATGCCTTCCCTGATGTGTCAATTGAAGATGCAGGCGCTATTGTTGATAGCGTTGCAATGCTCGTAATGGAAGTATTGCGCTCTAGCCTTGATGAGGAGAGAGAGTAATGCAGCTGACTACTAACCGCCAGGGCTTTGCGCCAGCCACGGTCACCGAGGCCATTCAGTTCTCCGAGATGTTGGCCAATAGCAACATGGTCCCCAAGCAGTACATGGGCAAGCCACAAGACATCATGGTCTGTATTCAGTGGGGCATGGAGATGGGCCTAGCACCCATGCAAGCCCTACAAAATATTGCTGTGATCAACGGTAAGCCATCGGTCTACGGTGACGCAATGATGGCGCTGGTGCAGGCTAGTCCTGTATGTGATGGCGTAGAGGAATCACTAGAAGATGAGGGTACGCCAAACCCAGTGGCCGTGTGTGTAGCCAGGCGCAAGGGCAGGGCGCCAGTCACCGTGCGTTTCTCTGTAGAAGATGCTAAACGTGCAGGCCTTTGGGGCAAGCAGGGTCCATGGCAGGCGTACCCAAAACGTATGCTGCAGATGAGAGCGAGAGGCTTTGCTTTACGTGATGCATACCCAGATGTACTCAAAGGATTGATCAGCACAGAAGAGGCGCAAGATTATCCAGAGGAGACTAAGCGCCCAGCTAAAGATGTAACGCCACGTAACCCACTAGACGCATTGGCTGCACCAGTTCAAGCGCCAGCAACTGTGGAATTTACGCAGCCTGACGTAGAGACTGGTGAGGTTGAAGTAGTTGACCATCCACACTTTGAAGAGTTGGCCACTGAGCCACCAGCTGGTCAGTATGCAATCATCTTGCCTGGCAAAGACAAACCGCACAGCACTTATGCCACGCTAGACGAATGGCAAGATGCGTATGAACCGTTTTGCGAGAAACTGGCAGCCAATACAAAGATTGAGCCACGCCTACGCATGACTAAGCTGCGTGAGTTACGCCAGGCTAATGATCACACGATTGAGTCTATTGACATGGTTAAAAAAATACGCACTATCAGTGGCCATCAAATGCGTATCCAAGCGCTGGCTGCTACCCTTTAGGCTAGTACTGCCAAGGCCTGCTGAGTTTCTTTAATACGTTGCTCCAGGCCTATGCTCCCGCCATTTATGATGCGAGTTACTTTGGGATGATCAAGGGCATCCGCTGGTGAATTGATGTTGTGTGTTGACCAGAACCATCCAGCTGTAAGAGCAGCGTATTTGGCAGTGCCAACAAGATCAGGGTTAGCAACAAAATCCACACCCAGTGCCTTACCAGCATGGAAATAATTAGAGTGGCCAGTAAGCTGAATACAACCCCTACCCCTAAAACGATAACCATCGCCAGAATTTTCGTCACGGTTACCCATGCGAGAAGAATAGACTTGATTTGCAATTTTCTTAGGGTTTCCAGCGTAGCCATTGGCCACCTCCAATGTTGGAAATCTCTTAGGCCACAACTTCATTAGCGTTACAGCTTTGTAATTTAGGTTCTCTTCTAGCAGTCTGAAGTTTCCACACTCATGGCCACACTGGCCAATGAACACTGCCTGCTGGTTGTGTGTCACTATTCCAAAGCGCTCAAAGGTTTCATTCAGTGGATCAACCCAGTCGGCACTGATGTGCAGCTTGGCCAGTTTCTCAGCGTTTAGCATTTATGGCCTCCATTACTTTTGCGTAGTTGTCGATGCAGGCATTGAGCTGGGCTGTGTTACGGTCTCCTTGGGCAACGATTTCTGCAATAGCAAGGAGAGTCTCTCTGTCAGATTCACTTCCCGCTTGGCTGCTACTTCCGCTGGCAGGGGCGGTACTTGCACTGGCTTGTACACAACCTGGGGTTTGGATCCGCAAGCTACTAGTGCGGATAAGACGATTAAGACTAGACTGTTTTTCAGTGATGGCATTGTTGGCCTCCAGCAGTTTGGTTGAGTTGTCGGTAAGTTGTTTGGTTAGTTCCTGCTCTTTAGTTCGAGCCTCTTCATTCTTGATGGCGATCTCTGCCTGCATCTCCTGGTCACGCTCTGCCCAGCCTTTGTGGTGGCCGTAGAAGTACACGCTGATGGCCATGACAATGGCGCCAATAATTAGCCAGGGGTTTGGGATCATGTTTCAGACCTCGCTGCTGCACGTTCCTGTGCGATCTCTTCCTTGGCTGGATCAATGAAGTCAGGCGGTGTGGTTGGTGGTGGTGGCGCTCTCCATTCCTCATCAAGTACTGGGTTCACCCAAGCAGGCAGGCCACCAGCTGGTGCTGTCCAGGTAGATGTAGCAGACGCTGCAGTTGGAGCAGGCGGGGTAGGTGAGGGCGTAGCAGCTGCCATCTTTTCAGCCACAGTCTGTACACCCTTGCGAGACATCACTCCACCAATGCCCCCGACTATCAATAACACTATGTCGTTGAGCATCTTGGCAAACGCCTGGTCAATGGGCGCCATAGACTTGATTGGCTGCACAACAAAGGCCAGGCTATACAGCATGAACATCACAATGCCAGCAAGAATGAGCGTTACAAGCAGGACCACAAAGGCCCAAACACGAATCTCAATTTCTTCCTGAGTCAGAAGTCGATTGACTTGGAATCGGTGCGGGTTGGACATTTTTCTCCAATACAGGGGCTACTAAATAATCGGGGCAGTCTTGTGTAAACAGGCAGTCAGGGCGCTGGCATCGCTTGGCCACAAAGTTCTTTGGGTCTTGGCAGAAGTACCGATAACGGTCATCGCAGGCCGTAAGCAATAGCAGCAGTAACAGTATGTATTTCATTCATTAGTCCCATTTGGATTATGTACTTTTTTTATCTCTGCCTTTAGTTTTCTTAACTCTTTGATCTCACGTTTGAGCTGGGCTTTCATGTAGAGCGTTTCCACATAAGCCACTGATGTAGCGCCCACGACAACGCACAGCATGACTGCCATCAAAATCCACCAAACAAGTTTTGTATTGCCCACATAAACCATCCAAAAAATATTGATATGAACATCACAGCAATGCCACCACTCATCAACTCAATCTGCCTGATCTCTTCCTGTTCTTTGCGCCACCTAGCAAGCCTAGCTCTTCTGATCATCTCGGATCTAGCCCATGCCTGCTCTCTTTCAATCTGCCCATACATTTTTAAGAACCTGGTGTAAAGATCTTTCAACTCTGGTGGCGCATAGACCATGGCCTCTCTGGTCTGCTCCATTAACTTCTCCAGCTGCAGCTCAATCAGCGCTCGCTCAATCGCTTTCTTACTGGTGTTTTGGTCTGGGTTGTAGTTTGTTTTAGAGGTTTCTTCAAGCTCTTGGTAGTACGTGGTGATTTGCTGCTGGGTGTCAAAGAGGATTCCAATGTTTTCTCCGACTGACTTGATGAGTTCAAGTTCGAGCTGTTCATAGGATTGTTGTTGTTTGGCTGCAGCTGCTGCTGGCTTTGACTTGGATGCTGATTTAGCAAGAGGCTTTGCAATATCAACTTTAGGCTTTGATATGAAGAGGCCAATGAACCAGTCAAAGATTCCCTTGATGGCTTTGACATCTGCCATCGCTCCATCGACGGCCTTGGTGTAGAAACTCGCAGCCCTGCTTGATAGCACTGAACGCACCTTGTGCCAGCATGAGAAGAGAGAATGGATCCACATCTTATAGACCAAAGAACTTATGGATGAACGTGGCTGCAGTTCCAGGGCCTAGCAAGACGCAGGCAATCACTGCATACAACAAGTACTCGATCTTGGTCATGCGCTTTTCACCATCACGCAAAGTGTTATCCAGATTCCTGTACCGCTCCTCGCATATCGCAACGTGGACTGCGAGTTGTGTATCAGTATCCTCAAGCATCTGCTGGCTCTGGCATATTGCCTTCAGCCACCCACTTTAAATAGACT